TGCTTTAGCTCCAACAAGTTCGCAGTATTTATGCAACATAATTAGTGTTGCTTTGCCACCTCGTTTGAGTTCCCACAAAGCGTGTTCGGGTTTAAGATCATACTCTGCAAGTATCTTCTTTACCCTTGGTTCTATATTAGCCATCATATTAACCTCCTTTGTTTTCTTTGATGGTTAGGTGTCCTGCTTTTGTTCTTGATATCTTGATACCACCACCTTCAGCAAGACGACAGTTGGCAGGTATTAGTTCTTTCAATACCTTACCAACTGCTCGGTGTTGATCGTATGGAATTTTTGTTTCACGCCAAGTATGTGCATTAGCTACAAACTCATTGTTCTTCTCCATATCTATACGAATCATTTCGTTTACTTTTATGTTGTCTGTATAATCGTGTACTATTTTTTCTGCTTTTATATTCTCTGGTTCTTTGTCTGTCAGTATGTGTTGCTTCCAAAAGGTATCTTCCATTTCGTAAAGCATCTTTATGTATTCATTATCGTATTGTATTTCACACCATTCGTATCTCATATTACCAAAAATTACTGAGAGGTACGCTCTATTCATCATTGCAACTTGCATATAATGTTGTAGTTGTGGCATATATTTTCGTATAACATTTTCTAAAGTGTTGTTGGCATTGGTATGCTTACACTCTAGGACACAAAATTTGTCACTAACATTTGCTATACCATCAAGACTAGCGTGTCGGAATCCATCTGTGAAATCGTGTTGCACTCTATGTGATAATAGTTTATGTCCTGTTTCCTGCCAAAACCAATGCTTGTTTAATTTCTCTGTAACAATGCCGATCTGAACAGGTAACACCCGATCCAAGTTAGCAGGTTCTTGACGCCCTGTTTTTTCTAGCCAGAGTGTGTGCCAATCACCTTCCATAATGCGAATTGCATCTGAACCACCAAGTGTTTTAGGTCGTTCTACTTTTTTCTTTGGTTGCATATTATACTCCTTTCGTATTTAGTTTATAGCACTTTTGTACTATGTTTGCAAACTTTTTTGTCTTTAAATATGTATTTTCTATGAACAACATTCCGTGATCAAATGGTGGTTCATAGATTGCAAGAAAGTCTGCAGGTACAGGCAACCTCCTGTACTTGTAAGTCTTAATTAGTTCTATTGTATATTGTTCTATAATGCACCTTGGATATTTAGCTAATATATCTTTGTATATTTTTAAACCAAGTTCATTAGGTACATCACACCCAAATGTAGAGGCACACATTTCTATTGCCGTGCCTATATATTTAGGGTCAGCAGGTTTCATATAATCTTTACAATCTAATAATGCATTGTTTAGTCTATGTAAATTTAATAGTGCCGCTTTCTCTGTAGCTACATACTCTTCAACCTTGTCGTTTTTTATCGCCAATAGCAAAGACATTATGTATTCGTTCACGGCGTTCTTCAGTACCTGCGGCGGTCTGAGTTGTATTGGTCGTGAATTTTTTGGCACGGAGTAACCAAGATCGGAAAGCATAGTGCCAATCTGATTTAGTTGTTCCACTTGCCCGATAATGGTTGTTAAAGATTTTAAGTTCGTTGTCATAATTATACCTTTCACCAAACTCTTTTACAATCCATTGCTTAGTATCAAAGCTAGGTGTAAATCCCTTTGGTATTTGTGTTAAGTGAACATTGAGAATGATATTAAAACCAAGTACCTGACACCAATTAAAAAAATTTATAGTGCTTGGTTGTTTCTTACCACATTCCCATAGTGATACAAGACTATCCGATACACCTAGCTTCTCTGATACTTCTTGAGAAGATAAACCTAAATGTTGTCGGCGTTCTTGCAAATCTTTGATTGCATATTTATACATAAGGACTTATCAGAATTTCACATTCGGAATATGATAAATCATCTGCACAACTTTGTCTAACTTCAAGGAACTTTGTGTTCTTAAACTTAGGTAAAGACAGCAATAGTCTTGCATAAAAAGGTTTGTGATTGTTATTTATTTTAAATTTCTTATCAGTAGTATCTACCATTGTTTCCCAACGAACACGATTGATAAGCATTTCACTTGATAATCTTTTATGTCCAAGATGAACCATATCTGTAGCAAACGATAGGTACAGATCCCATACTCTTGGGTTGTCTAAATGGAAATCAATGAACTCGCAAGTGTTTGGCGACTTACCAAACTTTAAAGTCTTGCGATCAAACTTTAAGTTAACATTATATTTATTCATTTTGTTCTCCATACTCGCATAGTATTATTATCTTGTTTTCTAAAAGCACATTTCATTTGTCGTATTGAAAATGCTTGGCGAAGTGATTGTTGTACACTTGCTGAGTAGGGTAAAGCAAATGATTCACCTACTTTCATATTATCTAAACATTCATATTTAGATTTATCTCTTTTATCTGGTATAGGTATACCACTTTCAAATTTAATATCCATAATATACTCCTTTGTTTTAATGGATTAATTGTGGGCGTTTGCTCATAATTAGGTACGCCCAAACCTAACCAAAACAGGGGACACAAAATTTAGTAAAAATTAACCCTGTATTTGATACTATAAATATTCAGACCAAAATTCATTCCACATTTCTAATGTTATGGCATTAAATTCTTCGTTGTGTTTAAGTGATGGCTCAATAGAACCTTCTGCTCTTGCATTCGGAAAAAGTGGTGATGACATTATAGTTGGTTTGAATGGTCGTACTGCATACCGAAACTCCTGAATAGTTTCAGACTCTCCAAGTCTTGCAACAACCTCATCAAATATTTGATCTTCTCGCATAATATATCCCTTTCGTACTACTATTATACTATTAATATTCTACTATGCAACAAGTTCTTGCCATTGTTTTGAACCTAATGCTTTAGCTACTTCATCTTCTCTGCGCTTACGAATGGCGTGTCCACGCTCTCCGTCAGTATGAGTAGACCAATAAGTAAGAGCATTGTATAACGCCCACTTTGTACTACCAAGCGTACGACTTTCACGATCAAAACCTTCAAGTAATGTTTCTGTTCTCGTTACATTGAATGGTATTGAGTTAGAAGAACGCTTAAATGTTTTAGCTACAGTTTGTTCTAAGAATTTTTGAACAGAATGATTAGTCAAGCGTATCTTTGCCCATTGATGGTAATCCACACCTGAATCCATAAAGAAATCAATACCTGTTTTGACACGATCTGTAATACTTTGAATGTTTACTTTTGTTGTATGTTTAAATCGTAAAGTAGAAGCATTAACAGGTGTAGTACAACCATTCATACACCATAAGCGTAAGCCATCACATATTGTAGCAAATGCCCACGATTGGTCATATGAATTGAAGAAGTTGATACGAAACTTTATGATATCATCTTTCTGTGGTTCAATTACAAGATTGTTAAATGTAACAGATCCTCGCATTTTTGCACCACCTTCAAATACTTTGATGTCTGTATCGTAGTCAAACATTCCTGTTTTTTCAACGCCTTGCATAACTCTGTCAACAACATCTGTATGTGCTATTGGTTTGTATTTACTGCCGTGAATACCAAGAACTTGTCCGGTATCAGTACGAACACACGCTCTTGCCATATCACGAGGTACAGAATAGTTTTGATTACCAAAATTATCTGTCCTGTTTAGTGCTTCAAGTTCCACCATTTCTGTTGGAAACTCGTAGTCTTGTTTAATATCATCTAACATATTTACTCCTTTGTTTTTATTTAGATTTATATTATTATAGTATATCATACTTTTCCTTTCGTAAGAGATCAGCTAATCCCTTTGCTTGTTCTTTAAGTATGACTAGAGAAGTGGTGATGTGTTCAAAATTACTTTGCGAAAGCTGTTTACTTTCGCACGAATCCAACGCCACTTCTATTGCACCTATACATTTTGTGATTACCTTCATTTCATACTCACATTTGATTAGGTACTGCAATGAGTAGAGTTCCATATTCTGTTCCCACTCATAGCGTTCTTCAAGTGCTTCTATTGCCAATATATATCACCTCCTTTTTGCTTTGTATTGTTACTTAGCAATCTTTTCTAATTCATCTACAGCGTGTGCAATTTCTTTCATACGCTCATCATATTCTGGTGCATACAATTTGTTTTCTATTTCTAGTAGCGATAGATTTGTAAGATGTTCCATAACACCATAGTAATGTTGTGCTAAACCAAACTTACTGTGAGATATTAAATCATCAGCATATTTTGTCTGTATGACATCTTGATACTCGTTTGACATTGTTCTGAATGTATTGACACGATTGATCTCGTGCATAGTTTTTTGATGAACTTCCGTTTCATAATGATGTTTCTCTTCATCAGCTTTAAGATATTTAGACATTCTATACTCCTTTGTTTAAAGTCTAATATAAGTGTAACTTGTTTGTTAGTCGTCAAGTAGGTACAAGCTACAAAACCTTAGTCCGTAATTTGTTTGTCCACTTTTCCGGTGGTAGCTTATATGTGGCATATGTTTATAGCTGACACACAAGCGTATAGTTGTAAATTGGTACAAACTACAAAACCGTTAGCCAAGCATAGGACTCAAACCTATTTAGTCTTGACCTGATTGCCGTGGAATCTTATTACCTAGAACCACGCTATGCAATCATAGTGCAGGACTAATATGGGGAAGGATTTGTGAGTCCTGCATTACGAGTGCATATGTTGGGAGTGTGGTGATGATAGTGAAAAGGTTGCCACTTGTCCCACACTCCGTTACTTATCTAGTATTATCAGCTAACCACCAGATTAACTGCTGTATCATTTTCATTCCGTAGTATAAACCAAACCCTGAAGCAAACAATGATATACCATTGAATACAGGATTTAGATATACAATAGCTACTAGAATGAAAATGACTACGAGTTTATCAACAATTAAAGACATATTATTATCTCCATAAAAAAAGGGTAGCCATTTCTGACTACCCTATAATTATTATTTTTTTAGTGAATCAAGATACTTCTCAGCAGATTCTAACCTTTTGTTCTGCGATTCAGTATTCTCTTGACTTGAGGACTTCGGTTCATATGGAAGAGACTCACCTGTGATATCTTTAAAGATGCCTTCCATCTCTTTCTGAAGTGCCTTGTATCGTTCAATCCAAACCTCGCTGTTTTCAACTTGGTCTAGCAGATAGCTGAATGGCTCAGATTTGGATTTCCTATCGTGGATTTGCTCAATCTTTCTTGCGATTGAACCTTGATGGGAATAGATAACACTTGTCGGAAATTTACATAGTGCTCGTAGAATCCTCATCTGCTCAATGTGTGAGGAAGTAACCTTGACATTGCCTGGATTAACTGGCTTGGTCAAATCATCATCATCATTGGTGAATGGCTCTAAAACAGATGCAATCCCCTCAACACACGAACTAAGTGATTTAAAGTTAATATCTTTTGAATGTATTTTTTGTGTATTTGATTTAGACATATTTACTCCTTTTTGTTAGTTAATATCAAAATCGCCACCCTTATAGGATATGTCTACACCTACAACAACAATACACCATCCCAAGGAAGTATGACGACGATGGCCTGTCTAAAAAAATATATGCAACAAACCAAGGAGTAGGGGAATTTCCCCAGAAATTCATATTTTTATGCATCCCTAGATGCCTTAAAAATTGTCCTACGACTATGGGATTGTTAGTATATATTTATTTAGATGTATTCGTTGTTGTAGGTGTAGACATATCCTATGGTGGCATAATGATTTTGATATTAACTAACTAAAAGGAACAGTAAATTGTCTAAATCAGATGCCAAAAAAACATTCATAAAGATATTAACTTTAATGAACGCCCCCCAACACATA